CAGGATTTATTTCTGCTGGTAATGCAAACGTGGTCAGTTTAACCGCAGACACAACTTTAACTGTGGCTGCACACGCGGGTAAAATTTTAACTTGTAACGATGCAGACGGTAAATTCACTTTACCTAGTATTGTTGCTACCGCTCCAGACAGAGACGATGATCCTAATCAATTAAATAACTTAGGAGCTTCTTTTACTTTTATCGTTGAAACAGCAGCTACTGACATGGACATCTTAACCGATGGTACAGATAAATTTGTTGGTGGTTTGTATTTAGGTAAAAGTGATGCAGCAGGTAAAACATTCTTCTCTGGTGCAAGCAACGACGTTATAACATTAAATGGTAGTACCAAAGGTGGTATAGCTGGATCTGTCATCAGAGTGACAGCTATAGGCTCAGCTAAGTACGCAGTAGAAGGAATTGTTCTTGCTTCTGGTACCGTGGTAACTCCATTTGCTGACGCATAATAGGAGATAAATTATGGCTGATACAGTAACTTCACAAACCATAGCTGATGGCGATAGAGTCGCCATTTTAAAATTTACCAATGTCAGTGATGGCAGCGGTGAATCAGCTGTAAAAAAAGTTGATGTATCTGCGCTTGCTGCTAACAGTCAAGGTGAAACTTGCACTGGCGTAAAGGTAGCAAAGATTTGGTGGGCATGTAGAGGTATGGGCGTCAATTTAGAGTTTGACGCCTCTACCAACGTATTGATTACAGGCTTGCCAGCAGATAGCACAGGCGATGAGTATTACGACGAAGTGTTTAGCGGTATTCCAAACAATGCAGGATCTGGTAAAACAGGCGACATTGATTTTACTACCGTAGGTCACAGTAGCGGAGATACTTATTCAATCATCTTAGAATTAATAAAAACTTACGCTTAATAGGTAAAATATGTATAAGAAAACAAAAGGTTATGCTACGGGTGGCATGGTCAAAAAGACCAAAGGCTACGCCAAGGGCGGCATGACCAAGAAAACTAAAGGCTATGCAATGGGCGGTGCAGCTAAAAAAACTAAAGGCTACGCTAAAGGTGGTATGGCTAAAAAGACTAAAGGATACGCTATGGGCGGAATGGCAAAAAGAACTAAGGGCTATGCGAAAGGTGGCATGGCTGGCAGAAGAAAATAGTTTGTGCCAAACCTAATTAGTAATATCCCGTACTTTAGGTGTTGGGTAAGGAGAGAGTTTACATGCAACCACACTGACTACCATGGAGAGTTTATCCATGCGTATGCGATTGCAGTTAATACCATACCAGACAGATCTTTAAGCTTTCAGGTCGTGTTCACGGGTTGTGAAATAGACAACGATGACTGGACTGAGGGCAACATTCATGGTGGCGCTATGTGGGCACGATTGCCCATACAAGCCATGGTCGCTGACATACCTTTAAAAAAGTGGCCTGAACCCATGGAAGATCACCTAGCGCAGCCTTGGGACTGCGAATCGAGAGATCATTCAGTAATCACTATGGATAGAGTCAGCTCTAGTCCATGGATTTGTAAGATAGGCAATAAATTTCACACAGGTAAATATCTGTTTACTGTTGACTATACTAACAATGAGATAGCAGATGATCCCGCTCAACATAAACAATCACATGTGTTATATTTAACTGACGCTGGAAAGTGGACTGGAAACTTTGTTGCTTTACCAAACAACAGAGTTAGGGCGACAAGCCCGGCATTGTGGCGAACTGGAGAAGGTGCGCCAGACTTCATGCCTTCACAATGGACACACTCAGCAGAAGGACATGAAAGTTATTTGGATCCCAATATAACTTTCAACAATTTATACGAGGATTGAAATGGCAACTTCTAACAGCACAAATTTTGAACCAAACGTAACGGAGTTCGTTGAAGAAGCTTTCGAACGTTGCGGTTTAGAATTAAGAACAGGTTACGATTTAAAAACTGCTAGAAGATCTATTAATTTAATGTTGGCTGAGTGGGCTAACAGAGGTTTGAATCAGTGGACAATAGAACAAGATACGCAAACTGTCACTGAGGGCACCAGCACTTACACTTTAAATGCAAACATAATAGATATTCTAGATGTTGTTGTTAGAAGAACTGTCAATCAAACTCAAACAGATATCAGCATGGATAGGATTAGTAGAAGCGAATATTTAAATATTCCTAATAAAAATACTAAAGCTAGACCCACACAATTCTTTTTAGACAAACTAAACACTCCAGTATTAAAAATCTGGCCATCGCCAGAAAACTCAACTGATGTTTTAGTGTTTAACAAGATAGTTAGAATGGACGATGCTGATACTGCTTTGAATACAATGGATATGCCGTTTAGGTTTTATCCTTGTTTCGTTGCTGGACTAGCTTATTATCTATCGATGAAAAGAGCTCCAGAAAGAACCATGACTCTAAAAGGCGTATACGAAGAAGAGTTTAGAAGAGCAGCAGATCAAGACGAAGACAGAGCATCTTTACGAGTTGTTCCTTATCACCAAGGATACTAATGGCAAAAGCTGTAGGAAAACACGCTTACGGTATATGCGACATAAGTGGTTTTCGTTATCCGTTAAAAGATATGAAGCGCACCTGGGACGGACTCTTGGTGGGTCCAGACCAATGGAATGCTAAACATCCACAACTAGAACCAAGAAGACACGTTACTGACGCTGAAGCTCTAAGCAATCCTAGACCAGATCAAGACGCTGACGGCGGTAAAGGTTATGTAGTGATAACGGCAAACTTAATCACGCAGAACTTTTCTATGATTAATGATTCTTTGCCAAAACTATTTGAAGTTGGCAGATCCGTAGGTTCAGTTGGTGATGTTACTGTCACTACAGATATCCCAGCAAACAGAGCTACGCCTGACGGTTTATCTGCTACTGCTTCTTTAGGAACAATATCTGTTACAGGCACCACAGTGAACGAGACTTTAACAGGTCAAGCGGCCACGTCTGGGTTAGGCACGCCAACTGTTACCACGTCATCGTTAACTACATATACCGTTACCGTTGCCTCTGGAACTAACTCTTACGGTAGCGGTAATAAATACTACCTAGATGGATCGGTTAGTCCGACAATAAATTTATCAGAGGGAAGCACTTATAGGTTTGACCAATCAGACTCTTCTAACAGCGGACATCCGCTTAGATTTTCTACCACGGCTAACGGCACCCACGGGGGTGGTTATGAATACACAACAGGCGTTACCACTAATGGAACTCCAGGTAGTTCAGGCGCTTATACGCAAATAACGGTAGCCTCTGGAGCGCCAACACTATATTACTATTGCACAAACCACTCTGGTATGGGTGGGCAAGCAAATACACCTTAATGCTATAATTAATTATGACTTACGCAGAACTAACAACATTGATACAAAATTTTTGTGAAAGCACAGAAACAACTTTCACGGCAACCATACCTGACTTTGTTAAAAACGCAGAAGAAAGAATATTTGAACTGGTGCAGTTTGATTTTTTTAGAAAGAACGTACAAGGTAATTTAACAACAGGTAATAGATTCTTAACAACACCGACAGATTTCTCTAGCAGCTTTTCTTTAGCAGTAATAGATGGCAACAACGACTATGAGTTTTTATTAAAAAAACATCCTAGCTTTATGCAGGAATACACCGTTGATGTATCTGATACTTCTTTGAGAGGCAAACCTTTGTACTATGCAGACTTTGATAAAGAGCTGTCTACTGCATCGAATAACGGTAGCACCATAATTGTTGCGCCAGTTCCAGACAGTAACTACAGCGTTGAACTGCATTATTTATACAAGCCAACTAGCATAGTTTCAGATACAACTGGGACTTGGTTATCAAGCAACGCTAGAAACGCTTTGTTATATGGATCTTTGGTTGAAGCCTACACATTTTTAAAAGGCGAACCAGACCTTATGGCTCAGTATGAAAATAGATTTCAACAAGAAATACTTAGGTTGAAAAACAAAGCTGAAGGTAGAGGAAGAAGAGATGAGTACAGATACGATTCTTTAAGAACGCAAGTAACTTAACATAAACAAAACAAGGAGAAATAATGGATAAGATAAAAGATCTTGAGGGTAAAAAAGTAGCTATTGTAGGTCTAGGACAAAGTTGGTTTGACTTTGCATTGGCTAGAACTAACGGCACAAAGTTCGATGAAGTATGGGCAATCAATGCGGTCGGTAACGTAATCTATCACGATAGAGTTTTTATGATGGATCCCGCGTCTAGATTTTTTGATAGCGACGATGCGGGGTTTCAAACTGATGGAGCCGTTGAAATGTTAACAAATCATCAAGGCCCAATATATACATGCGAAGTTGATGAGAGATGTCCAGGACACGTCGCTTATCCGATTAAAGAAATTCTAGAAGAAACTA